TATTTGTTCAGCTGTTTCAGCTGGCTTCTTGGTTGGCATCAGTTTGCTCCGTTAGTTGTTGTGCTTGTGCGTTATTTTTAGGATCCATTAAAGGAGACCCTAAAGCAGCTGGTCCAAGATGTTGAATCAGCTGTTGTTGTTGTTGTGCTTGTAGCTCTTGTTGAATTTGTTCCTGGGACTTAACCAGATTAGCTGTATCTATACCAATTGAGTTGGCTAAACGTTTAATTGCCTCATCTACATTCATATATTGCCTCATAATATCTGGTCCTAATGCTTGAGAAATTGTACCGATAAATTCAATAAGTTTGTTTCTATCGTTACCTCTACCAAGACCTTGAAGACCAGTTACTATCTTAGGTTTAACTATCTTTTCAGGTAACTTAGGAGCCTTACCACTACGAGTAAGCATGTGCATCCTTCTCTTTAAATATGGAAGCTGAAACTCTTGAGTCAGTATTGAATATATTCCTCCCAAACTATTTTCTAACTCATTTGCCATCATTGACACTTCTGCTGCTGTTACTCTTTCTGCATCTCTTTGTACTGACCTAGCCATTAAGAAAGCATATTCAAGTCTTCCTTCTATACGTTGAATAGCAGAGAAAGATACTTGGAAATCTGCTCCTTTATTTACTTGTAGAACAGAAACATCATTAGCAGATCCTTCACGTATAGCGCCATTAGGAGCCTTGGCTAGGGTTGCTGCTCTAGTAACACCATTAGGATTAACAAGGAATAAAGTCTTAGCACTAGCAGCTGCACCTTCAATGATGGCTTGCATCAATGCTTCAAGACTAATCAAATCTCCTTGATATTCTTCTACATAGCCTCTTCCATAATCTTCTCCATCAATCCGTGTCCAACGTAAACAAATCCAAGGTGAGACATCAATCTTAGATTTACCGTCAGTACCTGGAATTCTCTCTCCTTTACATTCTTGATGCCATATAAACTCATCACCATATCTTTTGATACATGTATAGATGTCTAAGTCTTCATCAAAATCTTCAGCGTCATAGTTTTGTTTTGTTTTTAATTTCTCTAAAAATTCTGCTGGTAAAGCTTGAGGATGAATAGTCTCCTTAGTAATGATCTCTAAAATATTTCCTACATCATCACGTTTACAGACATACCTATCAAAGTGATAGACCTTTAATCCTTTATCAGTTAGATAGAGAAGAACATTACCACCAACAATTAAATGCTTGAGTGCTTCAAACATTGCAACTCTGTCATTGCTAACTTCTATCTCATTCATTAGGGCATTTTCTATAACCCTTAAACCTTTATCTATTTCAGTCTCTAATCCTTCTTGTCCTTCTTGTAGTAAAGCAAGACTATCAATACTTAATTTGAAGAAAGGAGTAGAAGGAGGAAGTAAAGCAATTAACAATTTACTTGCTAATGAATTACATCCTCTAGCTCCTACTGCTTGGTAAGGAGTTTTTAATTTAGCTGCATTACCAGTAGTTGATTCTGGTATTAATGCTGGAAGAGTTAACTTTGAAGCATCTCTAGCTCTCCTTAAAAAAGTAGAACGATCACTTTCTAGTTGCTCATACCTAGCAACAGCCGTTTGATTCAAAGCAAGTTCCATAATTAATACCGCAGATCACCACGGTTGTTTTGTAGTGGGATTCTTAAAGAACCAATACCTGTGTTAGATCCTTTTTTACCTTTTAAAGAACTTAAAGAAGTACCTTTTTTAGATCTTCTATTACCAGTTACTACACCTCCAGCAGTCTTTTCAGGTGCTGGTGCAGTAGGTCTGGGTTTAGGTAAAGGTGGAATGTCTGGTGCTAGGCACATTAGATTTGATTCTCCAAGACGTTGTTTAACATGTTTTCCTTTTGTCTATTTTGATGTTCAATTAAGAAATCAACAACAGATCTTTGACCAGCCCTAAACCATATTTCTCTATCAGATAAAGATAGGTCTGGGTGTCTCTGGGGATAATGACTTTCTAGAGCTTTTAATAGCTCTTCAGTCAAGAAAGGAAAAGGAAGGGGTTCAGAAGTATTGTAGTCCACTTATGAATCTTCACTCGCTATTAGATAATCTATGTACATTTTAGCTTTTCTCAAGTCCTCTTTTCCTCCTTTTTTATACCAACGTGAAATGTATTTAATAACGTTGCCTTCACAGAAACCCATATTATTTTTCAATATGTATTCAATAGGTGGAATAGGAAACTTGTAATGATCAAGATCTATGGGGTCCATAGTTCTACCTCCTTAGTTTTGTAATTAAAATCTCCTTCTCGTAAAATGCGAGAAAGACGTGCAGTAAGGATTGCATCAGCAAAAGTTTGTTTCTTTTTTTCATATGCCTTTACTACTTTGTCCCACATATCAGGCAAGGTTTTTGCATCACCTAAAATTTTATCTGCTGTAACAGGACCACAACCAATTAGTCCTTTGAAGTTATCTGTAGTATCTCCAGTTAAAGCTTGAAGCATCCAGTTTCTATCAGCTTTTTTCTTGGTTATTAGTTCCATATCATCACTAGCAATAAGAGTACAAGGAACAGTTTTCATATCTTTATCAGGAGAAACAACAATAGAATTTGAATATCTTTTAGATGTAGCAAGAAGACCTAAGACATCATCACCTTCTAAACCTGTATAAGAAACTGACTCATATCTTTGTTTGATCTGTTCAACCATTGCGTACAAAGCTAATGGTTTACGTTTGTTCTTTCTATTAGCTTTGTAGTCAGAAAATATCTGATGTCTAAATGTTGGGTACTCAGTGAAGCACATAACCACATCAGTTTTATCATCAGCAATGGTTTGGTAATAATCAATTCGACTATCAATCATTTCATGTATATCTCTTTCATCACAATGAAGAGTATGTAGGTTTTCATCCCACTTAACATCTTGCTCACAACTGCAACAAGAAGAATAAATTAACCAGTCAGCATCAATTAATAAGGTCATGGTTAAGCACCAAAATAAGTGGACATAGGAATAGAAAGACGACCAGTATTTTCGTCATACAGAAGCTTATCTATTGGTCCAGTAGATCCAGTATGTCTGTTCTTTAAAATCCTTAGCTGCATTTCAGATCTTTCAGCAGGGTCTCCTTGTTGATTTCTTTCTGCAGAAATACATAAATCAGATAATTGTAAAATTGCT